CGCGAGGTCGTTATCTTTGTAGTTCTGCCGCTTGCACACCGCGAGCGCCTCGTCGATGTCCTTCACGACGTCGGGATCGAGTTGCCGCCGATATGGCCCGCGCAGTCGTTTCGCGAGTTGCCCTTCGAGCATTTCATCATAGCCGGGCGGTAGGGTGTAGGTCGCGGTCGGCGACGCGAACGGCCCGATCTGATCGAGGCGATACAGCACGAGCGCATGAAGCGTGGTATTCGGCACCGGCCAAAGGTTGATCGTCCCGTTGCCCGCAAACGCGTTGTAATACACGCCTGTAAACAGCGCGTTCGGCAGATCCTTAATCGGGATCGCCTCGTACGCGTCATCGGTGTAAAGCGTGCGCGGAATTTCGACGCGCGGATCGGGGCCTGCGAGCAGCAGCCCCGCGCCTTCGAGTAAATTCGGCCGCGTCGTCACAAAATTACCAGTCGGGCCGATGGTATACGGATTCGACGGGCCGCCTTTCCCCGCGACGAGCGCGAACACTTCGCGGCCAATCGTCGGCGCCGTTAACGTCTGAATGCCGAGGATGCCCATCATGTTCTGCAGGCGTCGGTAGCCGTCCGCGAGTAGATCGCCGCCGATGGTTTGCCCGGCTTCGAGCACGCCGAGGATTTCGAAGGCGCCGCTGACGATATTGACGGCAGAGGCCATACTACTGACTCACAAGCTCCGGCTTGCCGACCGGCACGCCCATCTCGACCGAAATCTGCAACTGCCCCTGTTGGTCGATATTCAGCCCAGCGAGCGTGAACAGCTTTCCGCACGAGGGACACGCATCCTGCGTGCGAATCCACCCGCCCACGCGCTGAATCGCCATCAGCGTCAGCACGCCGCCGCGCTCACAGTTGCATTTGATCGTCGGCGACACGGTGCAGTTCAGGACGGCGAACGGTTGACCGAGCACGGGCACAGGCATCGAGTTCTCCTCTGGGAAACGGCGCTAGCGTAGCACGATTTCAGGGTAGAATAGGCGCGCCGCACCGATGTAACCAGCACCGGCGCGGCACTTCAACATCGCGAGAGGAGGTTTCTCACTATGTCGTCCCTACAGTCTAGCGCCATCTGCGCCCACTGTCACAAACCGTTCTTGTCGTTCAACCTGCCGAAGCAGCGTTATTGCTCGCTCGAATGCGGCGGCCTTGCGCGGCGTCGTCCCGTGCTCGAACGCCTCATGGAGAAATTAAAGAACACGGACGATCCAGCCGCGTGCTGGTTGTGGACAGGACCAATTAACAACAGCGGCTATGGCCAGATGGCGATCCCTGCTGGCTATTGCGAGCGCACCACGAAACGACTCGTGCATCGCCTGATATGGATCGAGAAGAACGGGAAAATCAAGAAAGGACTCTGCGTCTTACATCGATGCGACGTGAGAAATTGCGCGAATCCTGCCCACTTATTTCTCGGCACGTTGTCAGAGAACATCTTGGATGCGATTCACAAGGGCCGACGCGCGCAACCGGTGTGGACGAAGCTGACGGAGGTCCAAGTCAGAGAGATTCGAGCCATCACCAATCTCTCCTATACCGCCATCGCTGAACGCTATGGTGTCAGTCGCCCACTCGTAAGTCTGATTATGGCTCGCAAAATCTGGAAGATGACATGATGACCACTTATGTTAGTTCATGGTCATCATGTCATATGACACTATACGTCAGACGGGGAGTTCAGCCCACATTAAGCCTATCGTGAAGACTCCAGCGGTCAAGGTTGCGTTTCCACACACATACCCAATCGATCCGGGCGGCACTTGGAACACGCCGCCGAGATCCACGGGCGTCGTGGTGAGCGCGCCGGTCGTGATCGCGCCGGTATTCACCGACACGAGCGGGAACGGGACGTTCGTCGGCGCGACAAGGATCGTCGCGGTCGAAAACACGCCGCCCATCGCCGAGACGCCGCCGCCCGCGTAGGCGTTCATCACGGTCAATGAGGTTGCGGTTGTCGGCACTGTGGCTTGCGTGTTCGACGCCCAACTGATCGCGCCAGCGACGGTCGAGGCTGTGGTCGGCGAGCCGACGCTGACCATGAGGATGTGCGCATCGACGCCGGACCCTGGACGGTTCCAGAGCATCGGGCCGAGTTGCGCGGCGGTCGAGAAGATGACGGGCGCCGTGATGATCGCGGAGGTGTAAAACACCTTCCCGAGTTTCGTCAGCGTCGCATACTTCCCGAGCACTTCGGAGATGGTGAGCTCGCCAACCATGCCGGCGGGCACGCCAGCCTGCGAGCCGGGATTCGAGCGCGAGGGGAGCGCAAAGACGGGTCCTGTGATATTCGGCATTGAAATAACTCCGTGCCTCAGTGGTGCCCGTGGTGGTCGGTCGGCCGGTCCATCGGGGTAGCGCGCGAGGCCGCGCTAGTCTTGGTCGAGTGCCGCGAGCCGTGCCGCGCCGTCTTCGGCGCTCAGATGGCCGTGCTTCATCTCGAACTTGATGAACGCGGCTTCGATCATGTGCTCGACCGATTCCACGCTCAGCGCTTTCTTTTTCGGCTTCTTTTCTTCAACGTCGGTCTCGTCGTCATCATCCTTCGCCATGCGTCGCCTCCGTTACGTGGTCAGAGCAGAATCGTTTGCGAGCACGTCCGGCCGAATCTGCGTGACCGGATCGTCGACGACGTTCAGCCCGATTTGCAGCATCTGGTTCATGACGCGGCATTCCACCAGAATCTGCTGCAAGCGAATGTCCGTGTCCGTGAAGCCTGGATCGGTCGGCGCAATCGAGCCGATGCCGACATACGGCGTGGTCGTCCACGTGCCCGGCGACGGGAGCGCGTTGAACTGCGCGACCGTGTTGATGATCAGCGCGGATTGCTGCGTCGCATTGTAAATCCAGCTCGGGTATCCGGTCGGTGCGGCCATGTTCGACTCCTTTACCGATCTTTCTTCGCTTTATGATTATTCGACGGATCCGCGACGCGATCCGCTGGCGGCGTATGCCGCACCAGAATCACGCCAGTGCTCGTTCTCGTGCTCTCAGGACGCTGCACGAGCGCTGCATCAGTGACGTTCGCATTCACGCCAGTTGGCGGTATCACGCGCGTCACCAGCGGCGAATACGACCAGCTTGGCGCATCCGGGAGCATCGCGGCCTCCGCAGCGTTCTTCACGAGTTGCGCCGGATGATCCAAGTGGTAAATCCAACTCGGGAACGCATCTCCATCCTCGTTCGCGGCCACGTCCCTATTTACTCTCCCGACTGTGCGGTTTGATCGGCGTGACAGGCACCGACGGCAAGTGATCGACCGCCGCGGCCTCATGCCGCGCGATTTCCTGCTGCGCTTTTTCGCTGTGCCGCCCGTGCTGGACCTGCCAGTTCCGTTCAGCCGCCAGCGTCGCGAACTCGGTCTGTTCCGCTTCCCAGTGCTCGATGGCTTCGAGTGGCGTGGGCCGGAACCCGCGCGACCGATACACGGCCGCTTCACCTTCCGAGCCGACTTCCTGCATCTCGACGATTTCCGCTGCGCCGAGTCCGCCCGGCGGCCGTCCCGCCTTGTGCAGCAGCATCGGGTAATCGCGCTTGATGTAGGGTCGCGCGCCAGGGCCGTATTGCGTGTATTGCGCTTCCCACTTGACGCGCTCTTTCGCTTCGGCCGAATCGGGATCGATCAGAATCGCCATGTCTCAGACTCCTTACGTAAACGTGACCGCCGTGATGCTCGAATTGATCACGTTCCACGCGCCGTTTTGCGCCACGAGTTGGACGCTTGAGCCAATCTGCGTGCCGAACGTCGCGATGGTGAACGGCGAACCCGAGGCCGCGGTGAAGAACAAGCCTGTTGAGCCGCTCGCGCCTGGAGTCGTAACCGTGTGCGCGGCGGCGGTCTGTGAGGTGAGTTGCAGAATGATGCCGTTGAGCGCGAGCGACGGCGCGCCGAGCGTATACGCGCCCGCCGTCGCTTTCGCAAGAAACGCGACCGTGAAGCCTTCGATCGGCGGCGTGATGACGCCGTCCTGCCCGTAGGTCACGATGTCTGGCGCCCAGACGTTTTTCAGCACGAGGCCGCCCGGCTGAATCGCCGGGAAATCGATCGGCGAGGCCGATGTGACGACCGTGGATCCGACATCATGAGCCACGGCTTCAGTGCCATCAGCGCCACGACAACGAACCGTGACGATATTGACCGCTGGACAACTCACGAGAAATGACATCTCGTCATCAATCATGAACGGCTGATAGCCGACAGGCGGCGCGCCAACAGCCGGGAAGGCCTGCGATGACGTGCTTGATACGCCGAACGTGAGCTGCGACGACGTAATCGCCGCAGTGAGCGTGACTCGTGTGAGGGCCATATGGGTTGTCCTTCTATTTAGTGGACACGTTTCATGTCGGTGAGATAGCGCGCGAGTCCGTGCCGGATACGATACCGGATGTATTCTCGCGTGCAACCCAGAGCGGCCATCGCATCCGTCGTTGATGGATACGTTTGTCCGTTAATTTCAATCACGCGTGCGTTCCAGTTCTTCGCGCCTTTGCGCGCGGCTGACATCTTCGCCCGAGTTTCTGGCGAGGCTGTTTTACCACGATTCCAAAGGCCAGTGTTTGCGCCAACGGTGCGCGGTGAAACAAAGTGCGCTACGCCAACTTTTAGCCGATAGCGCATCGAGCTCACAGGTATACCGACTGTCTTCGCGGCATCGGTGACCGATGGATATGTCACGCCCTGAAACTCAATCGCGCGAGCCTGCCAGTTCTTCGCACCGCGCCGCGAGTCGCCCATCTTCTTGCGAGACTCAGCGCTATAGACAGTGCCAGTCCGGCCCATATTTGCCGCACTGATTTTCGCCCGCGTTTCTGCCGTCACAATACGACCAGTCAGCCCAGCGCCGCCGTGCGCGAGATTGTAGCCGCTCGGAACGACCGTCCCGAAAAGCACGATAGCTGCCTTTTCTTTGGCGTAAGCATCCTCTTGCGTCTCTGCGGTTCCGATTTCAGTCATCTCGAATGCATCGCGGCCGTGGTCGCGAATCGCCTGAGCCAGCGGATACTTCAAGCCCTTTTCAGCGAAACTATAGTGACCGCGCCAACGCGATTTCAGTCCCGCCCTAGTTACGCCGATGTAGCTCATTCCAGTCACGCGATTTGTTACTTTGTAGATTGAATACATGCTGCCTCCTTAAAGGAAGCAACAGTATATCATTCACAGTCTATCTATGACCATGCTCTGAGCGCGAAATACGGTAAAATAGTAGCTACTCCCCCAATGCTGTCTAGGCGGCGTGGGAGTTGATCGGTTTGGATGTTGTATTGATCGACGTAGCGCATACTGATTTTCGCTTCGGCGTCGTTCTTCCGACCGGCGACGGCCCCAGGCAGATTCACCGGCAAATCCGCCATCACGAACGCAAACGCCCCAGGGTTGAACAGCAGCGACTGCTTCGACGTCTGCGCGCTCAGCGTCGCGTTCACGGTCCCCGTCGAGCCGACCACGCTGATCGTCGCGTTGTTCGCGGGCGAGGCGGTGACGGTCTGCAGCGGCCCGCTCGTGATAATCGGCGGCGAAATCGTGAACGTCGCCGGACCTGAGCCGGACAGATCGACCTGAATCGCAAACGCCTGTAAGTCGCCCGTGTCGCTGTAACTCACCGGATTCACCGCGTTCACGCCGGACAGGTAGAACGTATCGCCCGCCTTGAACGCATACGTGCCCCAGCCCTTCGTGACGAGCGTCGAGCCGGTCTGGAGCGCACCATCGACGAGCGGCGTCGAGGAGGTGAACGTGCCCGTGGTATGCGTCGGGACGCCGACGGAATCGCGATACCACTCTTGGACGCCGAGCGCTTCGCCGGCGAACTGGCCGGTCTTGAAGTATTCGCCGATGCGGTTTTGCGGATTGAACGCGCCAAGATTCGCGCCGAGCAAGCGGCTGTTGCTCTTCGGGTCGAGCACGGCCACGAATTCTTCCGGCACGGCGACGTTGATCAGTTTCGCGACGCCATCGAGCCAGACTTGATCAGACGACAGCGGCACGCCGGGCGATCCGATCTGGAAGTAGACGTTGCGGTAGACTTCCTGCCCTGCCACCACATCCCACTTCGCAGCCATTGCCTTGCCGGCCGGCATCGTGTAGCGCTTCTGGACTTCTTCGACGACCAGTAACTGATCGGCGGAGCTCCAGCCATGCGCAACTTGGAATTGATGATTGATCGTGATCGGCACGGTCTGATTCAGAATCGGCTGCTGTTGGAGCGCCTGGCCTTCAGACACCAGCCAGCGCTGCTCGATGCGCACTTGCGTGGTAAAGCCGATCTTGGCGCCATCGGGCAGATTTTCCCACGTGCTGTCCCACGTGCGATCGAATTGCCCGATGAGACGAATGGAGTTCTTGAACCCGACCGCACTATCGGTCGCGATCCAATTCGGTGTGATGAAGGTGTTCATGTTAAGTCCTTATTCCCCTGTAGTTTAGCACCTGCATTTGGTCTCGTATCGCAGCGCGCTGCTCGATTGCAGCAGGAGAATTGGCGGTATTTGCGCCAACCTCTCGAACTGTTTTGCGAAACTCCAACATCAGCGCGGCCTGTTCGCGCTTCAGCACTAAATAGGGAAGAACGGCTGCGAGGATTGGCTCGACGGTCACGCCAGAGAAGTTGACCGTCCAGAGATCTTTCTGATTTGGCTTCAGCCTTTTCCTGAATCCAAGGGTGCCGCCAAATCGGCTATGAATCCACTGAATTAGGCGCTCATCAGTGTTCCCAATGAAGACTTGGGTTCCATAGCGGTTATTGACGTTTTTCTTGGATGTGCAGAGCGAAATACACCCTTCGCCGTCAATGATGCCGGCGAAATAGGCGAGTTCAGCCTCAGTCCACTGTGACAAGCGGCACCCATGCGTGCCGCATCTGCAGAAAGCTAACTAGCGGCGGCGGCCTGTCCCGTAAAACTGTTCGTGGTCCGCGAGCGAGGCCGTGTCCGTCGGCGCTTTCGGCACATGCGCAGAGGGCGCGGTCCGCACTGGATTAGGCGGGCGTGGCGCGAGTGGAATCGTCTGCGGAGCGGCCGATCCAGTCGGTGCGGCCGGCATCCGGGCGTGAAGGAGGCGTTGCACGCTTGCAACGGTATCGCGATTGACCGGCTTGTTGTCGGTCAGGACGAAGAGTTCATCGTGGAGCGCGGGATTCTTCGCGAGTTCGTAGACGAAGCGTGGTCCGTCGGGATCGTTCACCATCGCCGTCTCGAGCAGATACGTCACGGGGCGCTCGACGGCGCGCACGACGGCGTCGTAATCTGGCGTCGCTTTTTGAAACTCGCTGACGCGCGTGTTGAAACTCGCATACGCCTGGCGCTTGCGTTCGGCGCCCGCAGCCGCGTTCTGCTTCTGCTGTTCGGTCGCTTGCGTCTGTTGCCATTCGGCGACTTCTTTGCGGCGGTCGTAAGCGTAGAGCGCGCGCTGCCACGCGGTGTAGGGGTCGTCCTTGTCTTTGAACTGTTCGATGGTGGGCTCGGCCTCATCGAACGTCGGCGGCGCTTGCACGGGCTGCGCAGCGGGCTTCGGCTGTTCGAGGGGCTTACGGGCTTTCGCCACGGCCTCCGCCAGCTCCGCCCGCTTGCGCAGATTGTAGACGCGATCAGATTCGCCCTCTTTGCGGTCCACTTCGATGCCCGCGGCGGCTTCGGCATCGCGCAGGCGCTTCGTCAGCGCGTCGATGGCGTCGAGGTCTTCCGGCGTCGCTTTCTGACTGCGCGCCCGATGACGCGGCGCCGAGGTGGGCGACGTCGCGTCATCGGGGACAGGATCGGCTGCTGGGACGGGCGGGGCAAAGCGCGGCGTATTCGTGAACTGGGCTTCGTGGTCGGCGAGGCTCGGCGTGGCCTCGGGCGGCGCGACGTTGCCCGCGGCGGCGTCGTAGAGCTTCTGCGTTTCCGGATTCAGCTGGGCCACGTGTTTGAAAACTCTACACTAGTCGCGGGCGGGTGCGCAAGAATCTTGTTTAGCGGCGAGGGCGGCGCGCAGACGACCATATAAACCGTCATACGTGCTATCGGCTTGAGCACCGAATGGCGTCCCTTCTAGCAAGTCAAACACGGCATCACGGAATTCCTGCGCCCCACGCAAATCCGTTCGTACCTGGTCCAGTGCGTTTTTGGCCGCGTCCAATCGTTTGAGACAGTCTTCCAAATGTTTCTCAGTCATCGTTCACAGCACCGTTTGGCGAGCGCGATGGCCTCGTCGATGGGCAGGTCCAGAATGTGCGGCGGAAACGCTAAGGTCGGGCCGCAGCGGTAGAGTCCATCCCTAAACACCCAGCGCGGCGTGCCTTCCAGCCCGAGCGCCTGCGAGATGACCGACGGGCTGATTTTATGCCGCGGCGGCTTCGGGTGATACGCCTGCTTCGCCGCGTCCTCAGTGGACCACGCCATATCCGTATCGGCTCCGTATCGTGATGATTTCAGGATTCTTGATATAGGCGCGGCGCTTCAGCTTTTTCAACGTGAATTCTTCGGCCGATTGTCGCACGACGCCGTATTGCTCTGGCCGACCATCTCTGTCGCACACGACAGCGCCGTTCTCGACAATCACCCAGTTGCGACGTCGGCTTGGCATCAGAAGAGGACCACGGTAAACACGAATCGAAGCGCATGAAAGCGCGAGAGTCCAGCGCTCCGATATTGGAGGTAGGCTCGTGGCGCCAACAGCGCACGCTTCCATCGTGGTCGCCGCAAGAGCGTAACGACGTAGCAGGATGTGTCGTGCGTCCAATAGCCCATCAGCGCGACTTGCGAGGGTGCAAGTAGGCACCAAGATTACGATGCGGATGCTGCGCATTGTGTTTCGCTTCCATTGCGCGGCCTTTTGGTGTCTCGCGGTTGCCTCGCATCGCGCCGATCGAATTCATCACCTCGTAGGGAATCTTCGAATCGGCGCCGTATTCCTGCTTCAATTTTCGCTCTAGAAACTTCGGCATTCTGTCCTCCTGTTCATTTTACGGCCGATGGAGGCACGGTGCTGAACATGCGACCGGGGCGGGTCACATTTCCCAGCCAGCGACTCACTGCCGGGCCATCGACCGTAAAATCTCCGCACGGCGAGTATTGAGAAGCGCTTGAATCTTTTCTTTCGCTTCCATCAGGATGACGCGCAGCGCTTCCCGATCATCATCGGTCGGCGTGTGTCGCTTCGAAAAGCGCCAGTTCGTGAATGCCACCGTGCAGCAGTCTTCATCGAGCACGCGCACCTCAACGAACCAATTGCAAAGCTGATTCTCATCCACCATTATCATTATGATTTCCCCATCGACCGTAAAATTTCCAGCTTCGCGTCAATCTCGCGCATGTCGGACGCGGCGTCCTGCACGGCGTGCAAGTCGCCAGCATCCAGTTTCGAGCGCAAATATTGGAGCAACATGGCGCGTTGTTCCTCAAGTGTCGCGACGAGTTTCTCAGTCGCCATCGGCGTCACTGATAGCTGACTCCGCACGGTCGGCCGTCTTTGTCGCGATAGACCGCCAGCTTTCGTTCATCATTGTATCGCTCGGCTGAATTCTTGCGAAGATTCACGACCCACGCACCAGTCGCACGACCGAAGACGATCAATTCGCGCTGATCTGCGAAATAACGAGCGGCGGCGTATTCGACTTCATCCCCAATCAACGCCGCAATGCGCCGCAGTTTCGCCGGATTCTGGATCGAGTTCAGCCCCACTATGCGGCGCCTCCGTTCTGCGTCGGTGGCTGGAGCGCCGCCTGCTGTGCGCCTTGCGCGAGTTGCCCCGCGATGCCCTGCTGTCCCTGCTGAAGCGCCTGCTGGTGCTCCTGATCAGCCTGCTGCACGGCCTGCCCGTGCTCCTGCGCGCTCAGTGCCGCATCGTGCTGGGCCTGCGCGGCCTGCTCTTCGAGCGCCTGCCCGTGCTCTAGATCCGACATCGCGGCCTCATGTTGCATCTCCAGCCCAGTCGCGAGCAATTCTTCTTGCGATTCAGCGCCAGGGTCGGCGGCTTGCTTTGACGCCTGAATCCGCGCGACTTCGATCTTGGCCGAGTTGTCGATTTCGTGAATGTGCACCTCATGCGCGAGCTTGTCTTGCTGGAGCTGCACTTGCGCCTGATGCTTCACCTGGTCGGTCTTGATCACATCCTGCGCCGCCTTGATCACCTGATCCTGCTCCTGCACCTTCTGCTGCAACTGCTGCATCTGCGCCATGACTTCAGGCGGGATGTTCAGCCCTTTCGACTTCGCGGCCATCTGTTCGAGCACCTTCGGATTCAGCATCGCTTTCATGCGATCCGACATTTCCTCGTGCCCCGGCCCGTCCTGCATCTTGAAAAACAAATCGCCAAAGACCGACATCATCGCGCCCGGGTCGGCGGAAATAATCTGCCCGAGGTTCGCCGCCTGCTCCTGCCGTAGCGTCTCGTAGTTCTTCGTGACCTTCACGACGACGTTAAAATTCGCATCCTTCGTCAGCTTGAACCGCTGCGCGTCGGCCGCCTCCGAGGGAACCGGCCGCGCCGTTTTGCCCTGCCCGATGGTCTTGAACGGCTGATTCAGCATCACGGTTTGCTGTTGCCCTTCCGGGTCGATAATGCTCGCGAGACGGCCTGGGCGGATACCGTAGATCGGATACAGGAGGCTATTGATAATGCGGCCCTCCTGACGAATAGATCGTGCCCAGTTTCCGATGAGAGTGGAATCACCACGCTGGTCGTTGGCAACCACGGCGCTGATGGCTTTCGCGCTGCGGAGCGCCGGATCGGCTTCGCCTTGACTCGGGCCGTGGCTTTGCGTTGTTTGGGCAATGGACTCCTTAAACACTTGCACAGCGCCGGAAATCGGTCCCACGATGTCGGTGCCGGTCGCCGGCACGCTGGGCGGTGGCGCAGGCCGTCCCGTCAGATCCGTTTGTTTGTAGTGCAGAATCCCTGTGCGCGTGTTGATGCTCTGCCATTCCTGCTCGAAGGTTTCGTCTTGGCCCTCGGCCATCATCACGGAGCGCAGCGGCGCGAGGCCAATCGCTTCGACCCAGCGGCTCACCATGTAGTTGAAGCCCCGCCCGGAATCCATCATTGGCTGCACGATGCCTTCCGCGCGGCGCTCGCCGTCATACGGCTGAATCGGTCGCGCGACGTATTCCACGATTGGAATGTAGGGCGAGGGGAAATCGGTTTCGTCGAGCACTTGGTAGCCGTCGATCTTCGCCCACTTCACTTTGCGCTCGGTCACGGCGCGCGAGTCGATCACTTGGGCATCGTCAGGCGCTTCGTCGGCCCAGGCGACCGATTGATCGGCGAGGAGCACGAGTTGCCGCGGTTCACGCACAATGTAGTAGTAATCGACGACACGGCACGAGCGCGTCTCGCCGTCCGCCGTGAACCATGTCGGATAATCCTCGCCGAGCGCACGGAACTCGGTATCGGAGGCATCCACGATGGTGTTTTTCTTGCCGTCCACCTCGCCATATTCCGCCACGTATTCGTCCCACGGCAGATCGTGCCCGACGAACCCCCAGTCGGCATCGGAGCCATCAAAGTGCTCGCGATTCGGGTCCAGCGTCACGGACGACTGGTTGTAAATCTTATGGACGTAAATTTCTTGGTCAAATGTTTTGCCGTCCACGAAACGTGTAAGGACGGCCCAATAACCACGACCGGCGATGTTCCCGCGGTCAGCGCCCCACAACCGAGCCTCCACCGCTTGCGAGTCTCGCTGGATACGCCGCGCGAGTCCTTCGCGGACTTTGATTTCGGTTTCATCGATTTGCCCAATCAGATCTGAGAAGTCATCGGCTGATACGAGTTCGAAGCCCAGCTCCGCGCCGGACATCTGCGCGAGCAACTGGTTCAGCGGTTCGAGCGTCTGGTTCACCGTGAGCATCGGCCGCGCGGGGGCTTTTGGTTGGCCGTTGCTGCCGTCGTTGCCTTTGCGAATCGCGGCGATGTCGGCGGGCCATTGATCGCCGGCGGCAAAGCGCAGCGCCAGCAGTTCGCGTTCGCGTTGCGCCTCGTCGGCGTCTTGGCCCTGCTTGAAGCGTTCGCGCGCCGTGTCCATAAAGGCGCGGTCTTTTTTCGACTGCCGCGCGAGCATCGACTTCAGCTGGCGATTACGCTTAGGCATCGAATAAGGCCGCCACGTCGCGACCCTCCATTAATACGAAACTGCCACAGCGTGAACATGTGACTGGAAATAGAAAATCGCTCATCTCTTGGAAGAGTGCCAGATCGGGAACGCGATGAGTCA